TTCTGCCAAGCGGTTTGGAACCAAGATACAATCGGGTCAATAACATTGTCTTTGAACCAAGTATATGCTGTTTTCCAAGTGTCTTGAATCCATTCCCAAGCATCACTTGCCCATGTGCTAATGTTCTGCCAGGCAGTAGAAAACCAGTTTTGTATCGGTTGAGTTACATTATCATGAAACCAAATAGCAGCTGGGATATAAATAGCTTTAATATCCTCCCATAAATTGCCAAAAAAATCACCAATGCTATGTATGGCACCTGCCGCCCAATCAGTAATTGGCTGCCATACATAATCTCTGAACCAATCGCCAATTCCGCTCCAATCTCCAGTTTTAATCAGCTTAGCTAATCCATTTATAAATTCGCCAAATCCGCCAGTAAATTCTTCCATCATATCTTGTAATGGGTCTGTTAAATCTTCTACTGGAGGCAATTCTATCGGTTCTGGTGGAGTAGGACCGACACCTTCACCACCTGGTGGCTCAGGCTCTTCCTGCTTCATTTGTAAAACATTCAATTTATCAAAAGCAGCTAAGGCGCCTTTAGCAGCTTCACCCGCTTCTTCAGTTTGCTCAGCCAAATTTTCCATGCCTTTGGCTACATCTTTTATGGGCGCTGCCTCTTTACCGATATCTCCCATGTCTTTAACTACATCTTTTATAGGCATTATATGATTGCCGATATCCCCAGCGCCTTTAGCAAAAGCTTCTCCTGCTTTTTCAGTATTGTCAGCTAACTTACTCATTGCTTCAGCAGAGTTTTGTGTAGCAGCTTCAGTAGCCTGAGCTGCCTGCCCAACCTGGAGTATGGGAATGCTGGTATTAAATAGTAAATTGATTACTCTGGCAGCATAATTAAAGAGTGTCGTGAACCAATTAATGACATTAATAATATGGGGAATGATCGCATCTAATGCAGGAATAAGTAGATTACCCAATGTTAATTTCAAGTTCATCCAAGCAGCATTGAGTTGCGCGACTTTCCCAGCATAGGTCTCAGAATATTCAGCAGCTGCACCAGCGTAGATACCGCCCTCAGCCATAAAGCCATTGTATTCAGCTTGCCGCTTCTGTGCCTCAGTAAGCTTATCAGATGTGGTTCCAATAGACTTTGCATATTCATCCCACATCTTAGCAACGTTCTTTTGGATGCCAACGCTATCAGTCAGGATGCTGTTTTCCATGCGCAAGCCTTGCGAACTCTTCACAATAGCTTCGCCAATTGCGAGCCCGGATTGCCGTCCATAAACAGCAGCATCTTTCATTACAGTTAGCATCTGCTGAATTTGTTCAGTGGTATAGCCGCGTGCCACCATATTCTTATAAGCTTCATAAGCATCGGTGACCGGTACTAAACCATCTTGGATAAATGACTGAATAAAACTATTGGCTGTTTGGAATGAGCGCCCCGTAGCTTTAGTTAGAAATTCTAAGCTCTTTTGCGATGCCTCCATCTGCATCGCAACTTTTACGCCCTCGCTTGCTAACTCAGCGAACTTTTTAATCATTAAGCCAACTGCTGCAGCTATAACAACACCAGCTATAGACCATCCACTGGACATTGAGCTCGTTGCCATGTTCATGGTCGATGCCATGTTCATAGAACCAGAGCTTATCGATTGCGTCATTACCTTAAATAACGAGGTAACTTGCTTTGTACCGGAATTCACCCCCTTAGAGTCCAGCAGCGTCTTTATTCTAACTTCACCAGCATAACTTGCCATTACATACCTCGTTCAGCTAATCTGGCAAAAATCTCAGCATTCTCATTCTCTTCAGGCTCCAGCAGCTCGTCAACTTCAGGTAGGTCAAAAGCATCGCCCATTTTTATGGCATGCTCTCGCTCCTCTTTTGTGGCTTGCCCACTTTTCACCCGCCGACGCAAATTGACTAATGAGCAAAAAGCAGTATCTGCGCCCAGGTCTTGGAACAGAGCCAAAAACACCCACCAATGAAGTAGTTCTTTTTGTAGATCTATTCCGTGTGTTTGCCTGAAAGCAGCGTAAATCAAACCAGCATCCTTTTCAAAAGAATATAGTCGGTAATGGTCAGCAAATGGATTTTCCTCAACATTATCATTGCCAGCATTCAGGAACTTGATGCCTAAGCGCATAGCTTCTGATAGATTTACTGGTAAAGGCTCCTTATACAGGCGCCTTATCAGCAGTAGACCCTTTTCTTCTATCGTTAGCTCTGGGCTCTCAAAGTCCAGAATGCAGTCAATACCCGTGCGGTGATCCCAATTGATCGGATATTCTTTTCCGTCAATTACAATCGCTTCAGGCAGGTCATCTAAAAGGATGTTCACTCCATTGCCTTTTTACCGCTCTTTTTGGTCAGGCGCTGCTCAATTTTCTGTGCGCTTGTACCACTTAATTTCTCCATGACATACTTTAAGAAAATCGTGGCACTTTCAAAATCAAAACCATCGGCAAAGACTTTCTTAGCAGTGCCAGCGCCGAAAACTTCGTCAACTTGCCCCATAAAGAAATCAGCATATTCAACCATCAGTGCCACAGTAGGTGCCGCTTGGCTCGGTAAGCCGTTCTCGTCTTCACCACTCAGTGCTTCAATTTCAGCAGCTTTGGCTTGGATTTCCTTTTCCTTTTGCGCGGCTAAGCGTGAAAATTCAAACAGTCGCGCTCGCAAGTGCACATCTTCAGGATTAAAGCGAATGACACGTTCTGGGTCGCCGTCAATTGCGATTTCAACCCGTTTAGAGAGATTGAGCTTCTCCACAAGCTATCCTTTCTGCCCCTGTTTTTAGGCAGGGGCATCTACTTTCTTTTAGGGCGTCACCGGTATGGCTTGATACTCACCTGCAGTGAACACTTTAGTGGTCGGTTCAAAGAAGCCAGCTACGGGAGTGTTAATGTCGTAAATGGTGTACTTGATTTTAGCCGTTGAAGCGCCATCCCCACCGATGCTCTCAATTCCAATGGTCACGTCAACACGTTCAGCTGGCCATTGTGCAAGAGCTGGATTTATTTCGGCTTCAGGATCACCAGTCGGTGCTTTATAAGCCCATACATTCACCATTTGAGTATGGAGTGCATCTAACACAGCCATACTGGTGCGCAGCCCGTCGATGTAATCAAAAACCGCATCACCAGGATATACCACGCCTTCCACGGCAAATGAGCGCTTATAGCTTGTAATCTCAGTAACCTTGCTATCTAAAGTAATGTCGGTTGTTTCTTCTGTTTCTGGGTTGTAGGCAATTTCGCCACTTTCAACCGTAAGCCCTAAGCGGTTCCAAATCGGTGCTGAACCAGCACCGGTCGTCATTCCTGTTTTTAGGTAATGCCAAATACTCGAGCGTTTAGCTTTTGTTGGAGTAGTCATATTAATTTCCTTTCAATTGTTCGTAAGTTAATTTACACAGGATCTGAAAAACTCCTGTGGTCGTAGCTCTTTGGATAATCGTTGCCGTGTCCAGAGCCTCTATCCAAGTTGCCGTCTTGCCAGTGTCCAGCGTAGGCAGAATACCCGCTTCGCTTTGGCTCTCTAACCAGTCGGCAAATTCCTCGTAAAACTCTGCAGTTTGCAAAGTTGAGTTTTCGTCAAGCGCCTCAGTGGCGCCAAATCCAAATGGATATTCAACGGTCTTGTTGCCCGCCAGATCAACCATCACTTGCTTCCCAGGTACTAAAAATACCGTGTAAGCTGTAGGCTCAGGCTGCAGCATCTCAACCCATATCGGGCGGTCAGCTTCTAAGTTCTGATAGGTCAGTAAATAATTTTGAATTGCGCTGATATCGCTCATAAGCCTCGCTTTATCTTGCTCTCCACGCCTCGTTTTATCGCCGGCCCATAAACTGACCAGGCACGCTCAAACCAATAAGGACCGCCATTTGGGTTGATATTTTGACTGGTCTTGCGGTTCTCTAAGTGGTACTGGTACCAAGCATAAGGCGCGATCCATGCCACTTCACCACTACCGGGCTCGGTGCCTAAGATGCCGCTTTTCACCAGCATCGAAGTAACCACCGGAGCGAACTTGTTCGATGTACGCAGCACTTCACTATCCAAATAAACTTGCGCGCTTACATGACCGGCATTCAGCTTAGGGGCAAAGCCTGGGTTCCATTTGAGCTCGGTCGTAATCGTGCCGTTCTTTGTTTTGGTTTGTTTGACAAACCCACGTGGCGTTTCAATATACATGAGCTTTGCCATTAACCACCACCTAAGCGCACATAATTCTCGCCACTCAAGCTGTAATCCTTATCGTCTACACTGGTTATCTTGACTGCGCTGGGATACTTCTTCAGCAGCTTGGCAATTGTGAACGTGGCATTGATTTCATCATATACAATCCCCTTGACTAAGTAATCGCCAACTTTGAAGTTCAACGTATCCCTGCGCTCAGTACCATCATGCAGCTTATAAGGCACCCAAATATTGGCACGGTCAGCTTCCTGCAGCCCTGATTTAATTACATTAGCAGCCTTGCTGGCTTGCCACATCACTTCTGGCACTTCATGGCGCGTATATACCATTACATTGTTCACGTTATTGCCCTCATACCAAGTCATGCTATGTGGCGTTATCATCTGCTCACCCCAAAAACATCAGACCAGTCAAGCCCAAGTAGCCTTCAATCGTCTCTGTTATAGCGTGCACTTCATTGGCTCGTAACTGGTCGGTGGATAAGTAGCTTACAGAATGATCGCCCACACTTTCGCTGGCAATATCGCGCCTTGCCATCAGTTGATTGCCATACTGATAAATCACTTCAGCTGCCGCACATGCGGCAAACTTGATTTTCTCAATAAGGCTAAGGTCAGAATTAGCGGCAAGTACGGCTTCAGCTCGCTCTAACGTATAGCGGTTGACCTCGCGGCTGGCATCACGCATTGTTTTTTCGAACGCCTCAGCTGGGATTACCGACCCGCCATAAGTGTCAAGATAATATGTGTAATCCGCATAACTCGCCATTGATCAGCCCTTTTTAGTACACGATCCAGTGGATAACATCGCCGTTCGTGACGTCAAAATCAGAGCTGTTATCCTGAATCTTCAGAACGCCAGCCGCAATACTGATTTTCGCTTTGGCGGTAACGTCTGCCCCGCCGCGTAAGATAGTTACCACGAAGCCGACTGCTTCAGGTTTGCCCGTTGCAATTTCAACTTTTCCATCTGATGCGTCAGTCGCGGTTGCTGTGTATGTTCCACCAATCGGAATCTTGCAAATCCAGTCAGAACCGTTGATTAATCCAGCCATGATTATGCTCCTTCCACCCAGTATAAATAACCATCGATCTTGCCAGCGGTCAGCGCAGCAGTTCCAACGGTCACAGTAACCGCTTTTTCTGCTGTCAGTTTGATCGGTGCGGCAATTACAGCC